CGTTTACGTGGTTAATATCAAACTTAATGTCATCAGGATACAGGTCTGTAATGAACTGATGGATATAGTTTGTTGTACCATATATCTTAAAGTTGTCTGTGCCATCATACATTTCGATGAAGTCTTTGGCCTCAGACATTTTTTCAAATTGTTTTTCTTTTAAGTACCCGCCGTCAAAAGCTTTGTACTTACTTTCTTTGTCCATAGGCAGATATAGCTTAGGACCGAACTTATGCCGCTTAGCGACCGGTGTACCGTTGTCAGTGTACCCACGGTACAGGATAGAATTTCCGTAACGATTAACAGAAGTATAGAATGCCAATATAGATCCTCCAGGTTTGAGGCTATTATATAATAAAAAAGGGGTGATGTACACCCCTTAATTTAATTGTTTTCCCAAAAGGATTCAAAGTTTTGTATATTTTCTGGTGTACCTGTCACCGTGATTTCCGGATTCCCACCGCCTGGTCCTTCCGTAATCCATGAGACCATTTTAAGGTTGTATTGGTCCAATAGTTTTAGAAAGTCGAAGAGGGGGCAATCATATGCGATGTCAAAAGAATGTTCCATGTTTTAGTCTCCTTCATTAATATAAAGTAGTCTACCACAGTTTAAACCAATTGTACACCATAAAATGCACTTTACATCACTTTTTTTCGGAAACAAATGTATACATTTCATTGGCCTTTTCCATGACCTCCTCCATTGTATACATTTTTGGGATATATTTGTTCCACGCCTCGGCAGCTAGTTCCATGTTTTCTTTGTTTGCTTCAAACATGGTCTTTGCAATTTCCATTTGCGTGTCGTATTGTTTGTCTAACATGCTCTTTGCCATTGCTAGAACGTCGGTACGAATTTGATAAGGATTAGACATAATAATCTCCTGTGTCTGTGTTTTGTGATCTGAGGGGCCAGAGATCCAGCCCCTCTGCTGTATACTTATATCAGCCTTTCAGCTTTGCTACTTGCATCATGCAATTTTTTGCTAGGTCGTGTTGACCTTGACTTGCAAAATGAACAGCAGCTCTGCTATATCCAACAACTTCACACCAGTTCATAAAACCAGCCCAAAGTTTTTGGAACCATGAACGATGATCGATAGTAACTGTATCTACTAAAAAAGCCATTAGACAAATCCTTTTAAGTTAGGGTTAAAAGGAGAGATAAGATGTGATTGTTTCATATCTGCATCTTGTCTAGCAATAGAATAGATATCGCCTCTTGCAATACCAATATCGTTCAATTCTGCATCAGTTAGCTTACGCAATTCATGTTCTGTTTGTCTGATTGCTTTAGCCATCTGATAGTTGTTAATCAGCTTCAGTAAGAAGCTCTTTAGTGTCTGTGTCATTTGTTAATTCCTCGTAATGACCGATTGCGATTTTACGAGGACGCATTTCTTCGGGGATGACGACTTTCAGTTTAACTGACAAGACACCGTCCACTAGATCTGCTCCGTGTACTTGTACGTATTCTGACAGCCTAAAGGTGCGTTTGAACTTCTTCGTGGAAATACCACGGTGAATGTACTCGCGACCTAACGATTTATGTTCACCCGAAATAGTCAATGTACGATCTTTTACTTCGATTTCAAGTTCGTCACGTTTAAATCCCGCAACGGCAAGCTCAATGAGATAGTTATCTTCATCGGTCTTAAGAATATTATGTGGGGGATAATGATCGTTTGCGTGACGAGCTACATGGTCTAGCTCATTCATTAAATGGTCAAATCCAACAAAGGATGAACGTGGGAATAGTGATTGTACGCCTGTCATATGTATCTCCTTTATGCAAGCAAGATTAAAAATCGGAGCCGGACCATCCGCACTCCGATATTATTTATATAGTTATAGCTATTACAAATTTAAATAGCCGATATTCATTTATTTCCAATATTATATTTCGGACACAGTTCCCACTGGTCTTTTTCTTTATAAGAAATAATTTTGATCTGCCTCAGAGGAGCAACGTTGAGTTCTTCTTTACGAACGAAATCAATGAGTCCCCAATCGCTCAACAATGTGGCAATCGTATTTCTTCGTGCAATATCGTTTTCTTCGAGATTTGCTTTCTTCCCATCTAACATAAACAGTTCTTTAAAGTGGACGATAAAGTATCGACCTTGTTTATGAAGGATGTGGCATGATTGAAACAACTTACGGTCTTTGCGTGATGCTACACCAATACGAGTAAGCGTTTCACGAACCTTTAAAAAGTCATCAGGCTCGTTTAGTGTGACCTCCAACATGGTGGTAGGAGACCATTCAATTACATTATTTTCTTCCACCTTTGCTCACCTTCTTTTCTAATTCTTTTATTTGCTCAGGTGATAAGAGTGAGAGAGCTTGCTTTGCTTCATTATTGCTGTAGCCATAATACTCTTTTACCACTTCAATATCACGTACTAAGTCAGGTTTATTCCATTTCGAAAAACGTTTCCGCTTTCTGACAATATTTATAAGAAAATGAAATTGAAGCTTTTTATCGAGGTGAGCATACATGTTCATCTCGTTAGCTATAGCTACAGTGTCTGGAAAGTAAGATAGACCACGATTGACCATAAAAGCATTGTACTGCTTTTCAGTAACATCGTCAATCATTATATCTTCTTTAGTGAAGTTAATCGCGTTTAAATAATCAAATGGACTCATAGTGCTCGTATCACAGTTTGCATACGCATAACATCAAGTGCAATGTCATGGCGTGGGTCATGATGAATAAATGATTGTGCACACCCGTCAGGCATGAACTTATTATCTATATCAGATCCCCATAGCAATCCATCAAGGAAAGAACGAGTATCTCGAACATTCCACCAAGGATACGGTACACCCTTGTTGCATGAGTACAAAAGCTTTTCCATAAGAACAGGATCGAACATATTTCCACGAGTATAGACTCGACGAATATCATTCATTCCCTTTGTGTATTCTGTCATAAAGTTCCAAAGGTCAGAAATAGATGCATCACTCGGTGAGGGCTTGAGTTGCTCCTTGGCCTGCTCTGTCTGCTGATCCCACCACTTTAAGGTAGTTTGCTCAATCTTACGTTTGTACTTCTTTACCTGCTCTTCTACATTAAACTTAATGAATCCGGTTTGTTCTACCAAGTCATCGTAGTTGTACGGATCCAAAGCATAGTTGTTTTCATTAAAACGAAGAACAGCCAGTGATATGACTACTCCGTCGTACTGGTTACCCAGTGTTTCAAAATCGTATATAATACAATCATCCATTATTTAAAACTCACGTTTGCCATGATCTCTGTCATACATGCTACAACATTCAGTTCATGGTCTGCCACGAAGGCGTCTTTATATTGATAGTCGGCAAGGATAAGTATGAGCTGTGGAATAGAATGTGGTTCTACGTATTCATTCATATTATCGTAGAGGCCACGGAAGATACCTACCGTGTCTTGATCCATGTTATTCACAACCCAAGAACGCATCTTCTTGAAGTTCTTGTCTTTTAAGCTGGTGGCGAGTTCAGCAAAACTGCTATCACTAGTCCGATGATTACTGCCGTCAATGCGAGAGCCACCAATGCTCCTACGTTGTCCTTCATTGATTACCCTTCTCCAATCCGGAGCGTACTTCATGATAAGATCAGCTACAGCCTTTTCTTCATAAGGTACGCTTTCTTGATCTAATATGTATACGAAACGTTTGAAAAATTGGGCTGCAAGACCAGCTAAATCTTTCTTTGTCGTATTAAATTCATAGACACCACACCGAGAGTGCAGTGGCTCGATAATACGATTCTTAAAGTTACATGTAAGGATAAACCGACAGTTGTTTGCAAACTCTTCCATGAAACCACGAAGAGCAGGTTGAGTTGACTGTGGATTCAAGTAGTCAGCCTCATCGAGGATAACAACCTTGTAACCACCCTGTAAAGATACCGAAGATGCAAACTGTTTAATCTTACCACGTAGGGTATCGATGTTACCTTCTTCAGATCCGTTAATAATAATATAGTCAAGTCCTAGCTCGTTACACATAGCTTTGGCTACTGTAGTCTTACCAAGACCAGCTGTACCAGTGAACAGCATGTTAGGCATGTCACCAGTATCGACAATTTTTTGAAATGTATTTTTTAAGTCAGTAGGTAAGATAGTATCGGCCACCTTTCGTGGCCGGTACTTCTCAACCCATAAAAAATCTTTTGACATTTGCTCTCCTCATAATATAATAGTATTGTAAATCAATTGTGAGCAAATGTAAACTAGTCAGATGAGGCTGCCTCTTCTTCGTTATGGTTTTCTACGATTTGAATCAATTGAATGCATTGATCACGTAGTTGACCAATAGTGCTGAGTTCTTCACCTTTGAATCCACCACGTTGTGTAATGGCATCGATGACTGCTACGGCCGAACGGCCAACACGGTTTCCTAGATCGTATACTTGAGTATGATCAGACATAAAATTCTCCTATTAAGCTTTGTAGGTTGAGGACTTTTCGAGGGCTACCCAGTACTTCAGGTCCATCTCGTCTGAAGTGCTGGTGAACTGTGAGATAAGCTTCGATGAGATTTCTACCTTATAATCAGAAGGAATCATACGAAGGTTAGCAATGTTTAGAATAAAGTTAAAGTCTTCTGACTTATATTCTCCATCAACGTCGATGGAATATGTATTCGATGTACTGTTAGTTGTGTCTACAACTGTAAGTGTAACCACACCGTTTGAACCAGTAATCGATACCTCGCTGTGGCCAAGAGCAGAAGCAGCACGCTTCAGGTTAGCCAGTGTTGCTTGATCCAACATAAACGTAACTTCAGGATCCGGCATATTGATAGGCTTGCTCGGTGAAGTAAGCATCTCAGTATCAGAAAAGAAGTACTTGATCTTAGCTCGACCGGATGTATCGCCGACAGTGGCAAAGTGCTCGTCAAGCTTGATGTTAGATGTATCAAATAGATTTAATACCGATAAGAATTCTGATAGATCATAGATACCAAAGGTACGATCAAATTCTTCGGGTACAGTTGCCTGAGCAAGAATGTTCTTCGCCTCAGACATAGTCATAATGGACTTCCCTGGATGAATCACTAAGTTAGGATTAATCGAAGAGAAGTTCTTCAAAGTTTGCATAGTAAAGCTGGATAGTTCCATTATCAATTTCCTTTTAGTTTACTAAAGTTCTTCTCTTTGTGGAACTCGAGTTTGTTCTCGAACTTCCCTTCAAGAATATCACCTTTATGAGAAATAACAAACACGTTAGTATCGTTGTCCAACGTATAGATTATCTTCATAAGGTTGTCAACTCCTTCATAATCGAGAGATGAGTCAAAGGTTTCATCCAAGATAAGTAGGTTTGTTGCAACAGAGTTCTTCATCTTAGCGATCATACGCCAGGTGAAGAGGAGTGCCAGATCGATACGCTGTTTCTCGCCCTCGGAAAATGAGTCGTAAGAGAAAGAGTCACGATGTCTGGAACGGATAGTTTCTGAGAATGCTTCGTCCAAGTGAAAGGATACGAAGAAGTCTAGAACCTGTAAGTACTGATTTACGAGTTTATTTATAACGGGTAGATACTGTTTAATGATTTTTGTTTTAATTCCTGTATCCTTGAGCATTTCAAGGATAACACTATTATAATTCATCGACTCGGATAAGTACAATCTTTTTTCAAACAAATCATCTTTTTGTGACTTAAGAATATCAAGGTCTGCTTTGGACTTTGCTACATCGCCATCATTGCCGCGTATTTGTGATATGGAAGCGGTGAGAGTTCGTATTTGTCCTTGCAGCCGTACGATTTCACGATTGTTGCCAGATATAAGTGCGGTTTTGGTTCTGACATCATTTGAGGCATCGTTGAGCCGTTCAAGAGTTGATTCCACAATAGCCGACTGGTTAGCGACATCGTCGAGAGCTTTCTGGATCTCTGCTGCTTTAGTCTTGGCGGAGGACAGTTTCTCTGATCGAAGGTCGTCACTAATATCTTGGGAACATGAGGGGCATGTATCATTTTCCTCATAAAATTTCGAGTCCTTGACGAGGGTCTTGATCTTTTGATTGAACTCTGCTTTATAATGGAGTAGCGTTTGCTT